CCGTGCAGAGAACCGCTTTGTTAGACCGCGTGTAAGGCGCTTTACGTCCGTATTTAAAGACGAAGCATAAAAAGTAAGGTCTAAGGTATAGAGAAACTTAAAACAGCGAGGAGGGGCTTATAGTGCCATTAGAACGTAGAGACCCACATTCTAAAGCTAGACTGTTTATCCCGACTAATAGAGAAAGGTCGTTGGTTCACTCCCAGCGACTTTTAAACAAAGAGCTGGATGAAGTAGCTAAACTTAAAGAGGAGCTACGACAGCTAATAGACGACAATAAGAAGTAAGTAGTTGTTATATTAAAGAGGAGAGCAATCTCCTCTATTTTACATAAGGAGTGAAATAATTATGGCTGGAAGACCTTTAGATAGGGATGATATGTATTTTAATCTAGGCGACCCTACGAATAAGATTGTAGAGACCTTGATGGGAAATACTAGAGATATTGAAACGTTAAAAGGGCTAGGACTTGGTAACACTGCGGGTGATCTCACAGCGATTAAAAGCACATTGGCTAAAAAAGTATACTATTCTTCTACTGTAGCAACCATGAAAGCAGATACAGGTTTGAAGGAGGGAGATTTAGTTGTTACTACCGGGTTCTATCAAGATAAAGATGGAGGAGGCGCTACATACCAAGTAACAAAAGACGCTGCTGATGGTTATTTTGTTCATAGTTTGCCTGGTGGGTTGAGTGCTACGTTAGTGGTACCAAGCAATAATAGTGTAAGTATTAGACAAATTGGTGGTAGACCTCAAGATTTAACAACTAAGTACGATAACAAACCTTACATTGATGCATACTTAGCTCGCCTAGATGCAGTAAGTAACCGTTCGTATCGATTCAAACTGTATATCCCTTCAGGAATCTGGTGTTTCTCTCCTACTACTATCCACCGTTATAGAGGGTTTTCAATTACCGGAGATTTTAACTTCTCTCACAGCGGCAACGGTATGGAGGGTACGGTTATCAATGCTATGACAGATAACCAAGACTTCGTATGGATGATTGGTAATGGTACAGCGGTAATGTATGGTTTTGAACTAGGTAATTTCACTATGTCAGCTTCCAACTTTAGGGCAAGCGGAGCTAACCTAGTACTAGATACTAACTACACAGTAAATAAGCAAATCCTAGGTTTTCAGGGTGTAGGGTTTGGTTATGTAAAACCTATCATGTTTGCGGAGGCGCTAGGTACCGCTTTTGACATTACATCATCATGGGAAATTACGTTTGACAAATTGATCTACCGTGGCGTAGGGGTTTACACTAAACCTGTTATGAACTTTTCACCTCTGCTAGCTTCGTTAAGTGCGTATAACCCTAACCTATCTAACTTAGTATTTGACACGTTGGATTTCGAAGTAACTGCGGGTCACCTAATTAACTTTAAAGTGGGTTCTTATTTACTGAACAGCGAAATCAAAACAATCGTAGTAGAGGCTGCAGTTAAAGGTTCAGAATCAGTAAAAACTGTTAGTGACGCTACTTATAACGACGCAACAGCTACAAAAATGTCCATTATCAACATTGAAGGGGAGTTTAACGGTAACGCTATCGGCTCTATTATTGTTAATAACTTTGCTTGGCATCTAGCTACTAAAAATAGTGTACAGTATGTTTATGACACAATTGTAAGCACCCCTGGTAACCTATATCCTATCACTTTCGGTATCGACCAGATTTCTATTGTCGGACTAAAAAAAGATTATAACATCATCCTACAAACTAGTGCGACACAGAGCCCTAGCTCACTAGGTAAGGCATATTTTGGTAGAATTGACAACGGTATCACATCTTACAAAGGGATTTTCAATGTTAAACGGTTCCCTAGCATTAAAGTGAGTGACATGAGATATCCCGATATCTCTTATGATGGTACCTACTTATCTCCTAGCTTGACACCGTTCCATGAAATAGCTACACACGTAAACATTGCCGGTACTAGCTACCCAGGAACATTATGCTATGACGTAGATACACTAAACAAAATGGCGCTCGCCCTATATGTAAGAAAATGGGCTACAGGTGCAGCAGCAACAGTTGCTAGGTTCATGAATGAGGCAGGTAAAAAGGTTTCTATTCGTGCAAAGATTCAAAACGCGGTACCTGTTACCTTCATCCTTTCGGGTAAGGTTGGTGGGGTTGACACAACGGTAAATGTGCCTTTAACAGGAACCGGAGTGTATAAATGGTATGACTTACTCACTTCAGCAGCGAATACCTTTGATGACATGACCTATGTAACGATCTCGGCAGAAACAGACAAAGACGCATATCTTGATCTCCTAAGATACAGTTAAGCTGGAATAGACACCCTAATCGGTGTCTTTTTTTTTGACATATTTAAACCTGCTGATACACAGGGGTTTTGGCTAGTTTATAGCTTATTCCTGACATATTATAATCTTAGTTAGCCTGTTTATATATTATTAATATATTTATATATAGTATTATAATAAATAACTAAATATAATAATACAAGGGAGTTAAATTTAATAATACCTTTATCAGGGTAAAAATAACCTTTAACGCTTACTCTACCAACCGGTTAAAATATGTTAGCACTCCGAGGGTTCTCAATGGCTTAGGCTGTAACTTTATGGTATAATAGAGACAGGACTAAACCTAAGAACTAAAGGAGGAACAACAAAAATATGATCTTAAAAATTACAAATATGTATACAGAAATAGATTTTAAAGGTGACACCCTTCTTCAAGAAAAAGTAGAGGGTATGGCGCATACAAAATTAGGGATTAAAGAAGATGGAGCCTTTCACTCACCGGCGTATAAAGCAGGGTACTGGGACGGGATCACTGACTTCTACGATTTTAAAAATAGCCGGTTCCATACTGGACTACTTCCTCAATTCCTAGAAGGCGTACGGGAGTTACAAGAAGTTGATCCATCGATTACATATGAGTTTGATGAACAGAGACCACCTGCTCTCTTAGAAGTAGGCGCAATGGACGAAGAGATTGTGTTGACTGGCGGAGAGGAACCTATTACACTTAGACCGTATCAATACGATTCAGTTAAACGCATTATCGAAGAGCACACAGGGGTTATTAACATAAGCACAAACGGAGGAAAAACACTCACAGCTGCAGGACTTATTCAGCAACTAGCTCCTCGACTGAAACGTGGTGAGCGTATTGCCTTCTTCACTCACTCAAAAGAGATATTTGCACAAGCAGCTAAAAGTATAGGCGGTAGCTTAGGGCTTAAACCGAAAGACATCGGGTTTATCGGGGATGGGAAACTAGATTTCCAAAATAAGCAATTAGTATTCGTTATGGTACCGACACTAGTATCTGCGTTGAAAGACCCAAAGAAAGATGTAAAGTTCACACATAAGGATCGTGTCATTAAATTTATCGCAGAGGAAGTTACTCCGAAATTTAATCGCACAAAAAATACAAGACAGCTCTTGCGTAACTACATCAAAAACTGTACACTTACAACAAAGGTATGGCAGGATGTACAAACTCATTTAGAATACATAGCGTATGACCAAAAGATGACAGACACTAAAGCGCAAATGCAACTGAACAAGTATACAGTGGAGTTGGACAAGATCATCGAAAAGAAAAACAAGAAGAAATTTGATAAGTACAAGCTGATCCAGGAGTTTGTTGAATCCGTTCGCGTTATGATTGCAGACGAAGTACATCATAGTAAAGCAATTACCTGGTTCACATCTCTATCTCTTTTCAGCAACGCTCAATACCGGGTAGGTTTAACGGGAACTGTAGACAAGAAGGACAAGATGGGCTGGCAACGTATGCAAGCCCTATTCAACCAGATTGTTATTAAAGTCTCAAATGACTTTCTTATCAAGGAAGGTGTATCGTCTAAACCGACTATCCGCGTAGTGCCAATTAAGGAGCCGCGTAATATTGAATTAGCAGGTAACTACTTAGAGGCGTACAAGCTCGGTATCGTAGAGAACGAATACAGAAATGAGACCGCAGCTAAGTTAGTCGAGTGGTACGCAACAACGAAACAAGGTGGCATTCTTATCAGCGTAAAAGAGATTGCACACGGAGATGCAATGATGGAGCTACTACGAGCAAAGAACCTGGACGTAGATTTTATCCACGGAGGGTCAGACCCGGAACATCGGACAGGTACACTAGAGCGGTTCTCTCAGGGTAAGTTACATATTATGATTGCATCAACAATTGTGGACGAGGGTATAGATATGCGTAGTATAGGCTGTATGTTATTAATGGCTGGTGGTAAATCCATGCGTCAGCAGTTACAGCGTGTAGGGCGTGGTCTACGACTAAATGGTATTGACGGTAACCAAGTACTTGTATTCGACTTCATGGACTTAACACATCGCATATTGAAATCACATTCTCAAGAGCGTATTAAAATTTTTAAAGAAGAGAAGTTCACTGTTAAGATGCTGGGAGAGTGATACAATGTTACCTGGACAACGAACACACGATCAATGGTTTCGTGACATGGGAGAAGCTCTTCAACGTATCGACTGGCTATGCACGCGAGCTGAGCGGTGGGGGATCGATGAAGAGGATTTAAAAGAAATTCGTAAAGCAGTAGACAAAGCATTAAGGCCAGGCATAGAACGCTAGGGGAGTAATCTCCTGGCTTTTTTTTTGTCTCTAACTATTGACTATCCTATAAAGTATGCTATAATAAGGACAGACCATAGTAGATGGTAACAAAAACTTTTAGGAGGACAATAAGTAATGACTGAAAATGTATATGTAAACTTATCCGTTGTTGATTTAAAACCCGCTGTATTAAACTTCTTATCCGAACTAGCTGACACTGCAAAGGAATCTGTGTTTGTTACACGCATGAAAGACCTAGCAGCAGAGTTAGGTAGAGATATCCGCACAGTTCAACGTTATATGAAAGAGCTTACTTCGAAAGAGATTATCGAATTAAAAGGCCGTAAAGGTCGAGGCGGTGCTACTGTTATCCGCTTTAACGCTGAACTAATTCAATTCACTACGTCTGATAAAGCTCTTGTTAATTCAGAAGAGCCTGTAGACATTGATGAACTCCTACAAACAAAAATCCCTAAAAAGAAACCAGAACATAACCCGAATAAACGTGCTCGTCGTACAAAAACACAGATGGCAGAAGCTAAGCTGTTACAGGACGAGAAGCAAGCAGAGATCGACAGACTTAACGGACAGCTACAAACACTTGGCGGAGTACCAAACTGGGACTGGTTCCAGCAAACTGACAACCCGGTGGGTAACTATAAAACATATTTAGTGTCTCGTGCCTATAACCGTTACGCTAAATTATACACAGAATACGAGAATGCTTTAGCAGATCATTTTGGGAACGAGAAAAAGCTCCCACTTGTATCTAACAACTATGACGTTTTAGGTCAATCCATCCTAGGTTCATCTAGATGGGACGCATTCCATAAGCTTTCTACATTCTGTGACGAAAACAGCATTAGCCCTTTTGTTTACCTAAGCGCACAGTTTAGTCGCTCATTCTTTGCAGCAGTTAATGGAAAGTCAAAACCACTACCTTTCGTAAATGCTTTACTAGGAGATAGCTCTTATAAAGTATACCAAGAATACGTAGGCTATCACAAAAAAGTGTACAAGGGTGCTTTAATGTTTAGTGACGCACCTAAAGGATTCGCGAGTGACTTTGTGATCCAAGCCTTAGCTGACGCATACGAAAATGCTCATAAATCTTCTGGCCTTCTTCAATACAAGCACTCAGTTAAAGAGTTCCTTACAGATAGTGCGGGTTTCGGAGATCAACAAGAAGCACTAGCGAAATACTACCGTGATGTTGATAGGCAGTTAAAAGAAGCAAAGGTAGATGTAAAGCACCGAAACGTATTAAAGAAATTCATCTTAACTCAAGCAATGACACAAATTAGAGGTATTCGACTTTTACCTAAACATGTTATTTTAGGATCAGAGTATACGCAGTTTGTTTTAGCTTCTGCCGATAAACTACATAACGGTTCCCTAGATATGAAGTGTTACATTCTTTCTGGCTTAATCAATGGAGAAGAAGCAAAAGTGAACGATGCAGCTAAAGAAGAAGGATGGAAATATCATTACCAGTTAACAACACTAGACGAAACAAGCCTTGTACTACGCTTAATCCAAGAGCGCAAGGGTTTACATATCTCTGTTAACGAGGTTAGAGAAGCATTAGCCGCTGTAGGTGGGGAACTTGTTCCTGTGAATGACTACTCCATGTTAGACGTAGACCAAATCGCACAAAAAGTGTTACCAACACTGCCGTCTTACCAAGACGATATCGATTTTTCTCGTATCACTTCTAAGGGCGAGTGGGCAATGCAAGGCACTGTAGTAGAGAACAATCCAGTAGACGCAGTATTAAAAGGGCTACAGCTGTAAATTTTTCCTTTACAGCTTGTATAACCTGTGCTATACTCTACACATACGTTACAAAAGGGAGGAAGTAAAACAAATGAGCACATCACCAATTAGAAAAGAGATTCTGAAGAAAGCAATAGAGTCTCCTCTCTTCTCTAAAGAGGTACTACCAAAAACACCATTGACTGTATTCGATGGTAATAAGGTATATGAGGAGATTTCAAACATTGTCAAACGTTATTATCAAACAAACTCTACTGTATTAACAGAGGAAGCATTACTAACCCTTACCGAGGACAAGTTAGACCGAATGAGGAAAGACGCTTCGGAACAGCAGGAGTATTTTAACGCTATTAATGAATTATATGAAATTAGAAATAGCGCAGACGATAGCGTTATAGATGAAAATATTGAGAAGTACATAAAAAAGCACATGCGTCTTGATCTTATGCAAAGAGCTCTCGCTACATTAAATGATGAAGCAGCTATGGAACGTGTAGATGAAGAGTGGAAAGAGATTATGCTACTCGACATAAGCGGTAAGAAACAGGAGATTATTAATGTACTAGACGACAGAGAGTACAAGAAACAAGTCCTCTCTACGCTACACGCTAATACAATCCCTACAGGGTTTGATTCCATTGACCGATTAAACGGTGGTGGGTTAGCTAAAGGGGAGTTAGGAATTATCCTAGCCGTTTCAGGTACAGGTAAAACATTAGTATTAACTAACTTAGCCACTAACTACACTAAGCTTAAGTTTAACGTCCTCTTCATCGCACTAGAGGAGCTAGAGAACCGTATGGTGTTAAAGTTTGAGCAGTCAATGTTACGACAGAATAAAAGCAATATCCTGAATGGATCAACGCTTAATGAAGAGAACTTTAACAAGTACCAAGACTTTTATGAACAAAACCGTGCCCACTTCGGAAATCTTTTCTTTGCTCGTTATTCGCCACGTACAGTGACACCGGCCAAGATTGAGCAACTAATCTCTGATGTTACTATTAGACAGGGGATTAACATAGACGTAGTAATTGTCGATTACCCTGAACTTCTTCGAAATCCTCATGCTACAGGTAATGAAGCTGAGGACGGAGGTAAGCTATTTGAAGAGATGCGAAGAATCGGACAAGATTATAACGTGGTTATGTGGACAGCTTCTCAGATGAACCGTACTGCATACAGCGCAGCTATTAAAACGTCTGAGCATATGGAGGGTTCACTTCGTAAGCGTAATGCGGCCGAGCTAGTACTCGCAGTTAACCAAACACCGGAAGAGTTTAAGGCAGGCTTTACCCGTTTATACGTGGATAAGCTTCGTAACCCTCCGGAAGGCCCGTTCGATAAGATGTTAGGTTTTAAAGTTTTAGGTA